GCCGGGAGATCTTTGTCGAACATAAGGTAGTCCGACAGCGCCGCCTCGCCGACGGCAAAGTCCGCGCCGGTATCGGACACCTGTGAGAGGTAGTGGCACACCAGCCGCGCGCGCTCTTCCACCGTCCACAGCCGGGGATCGGTGACATAGCCCGGCGCCGGCGCGGTGGCACCGCTGGCGACAAAGCGAAGGAACTCCGTGGTCGTTGCCTCGTGCCGGTCAGCGGGAAGGCGGCACACCGCGCTGGCTTCGGCCAATGTGATCTCGCGGAGCTGGACAGCCACGCGCTTGCTGCGAAATACAGGGAACAGGATCATGATCAGCGGCGTGAGCCGGCCCAGTCTGCTTTGTCGATGGCGGTGAGCGTGGCGAGCGATAGCGTCATCGCACCGGCGATGAGATTGCCCTTGCGGTCGCGCGGCCCCGTGAGGGGATACGGGATCGTCTCGATCACCACGGGGCGGAAGAGCTTGTTGGCATAGGCCATGCCCAGGATCTGCGGCGCCTCGGACGGGTAGACCGTGCGCCAGCCCTTTTCTGCATTGCTGTCCAGCGTGTTGCCCACCAGCCCCTGCGATGACAGCACCTTTGGCAAGGCCCATTGCATGAGCTGGTCCATCGGCGCCTCAACTTCGGTCGTCGCGTCGTACAGCGCGCGAAAGTGCGCAGTGACGTTCAGGCGTAGCGGTGGCATGCCGGAGAACACCTGGGTCGAGTTCAGTTTCGTGACGGCCGTGCGGCCTTCAAGCGTCTTGAGCTGGCTGTTGGCCTGGCTAATCTGTCCGCCGAGGAAGCTGTCCGAACCGAAGCGTTCCTGCAGCGAATTGAGGATGGCGTCGAAGCCCCCGGTCTGGAACATGGATGACAGGCTGGACAGCTTGGCGTCCGCCGTCTGGTTCTCGAATGGCGAGGTCCAGTTGGCCGTCTGTTCGAGCTGGCCATCCGTCAGCGGCGCCTGTACCTCCACGGATCCAGGCTCGCGCTCCCATCGCACATTGGTCCCCTCCACAATGCGGCGGACCGGGAAGAAACTGGCGATCAGGTGACGTGACAACCCCGTCCAGTCGGATGACAGGACGGGGTTGCTTGGGCCGGTGGACTGCCCGGAGTAAGCCCCCAGGCGGTCAATACTGGGCATGGGTCAGCCGATGATCACAGGCCCGAGCGGGCGCGAATCTTCATGGACTTGGCGCGGCGCATCTTTGCGGATGAGCTGTGGGCCTTGCGGCGCGCCTTGCGGATAGCGACCTTCTGGCCGGCGGACAGCACCACACGACCGCTCACGCGCTTCATGATGCGAACCTTGCGACCGCCGCGAACCACGACCTTTTTCTTGTACACCGCGTCCAGCACCGCGTCGAACAGCGATGCGCTCGATTCAGCGTCGAAGGCGAAGGCGTCCACGTCGTCCATGGACTCGTCTTCGCCCTGGGGCAGCGCGCCTTTGATGAACTCCAGCACGCGGCCGGCCGCTTCGTCGCTGTTTTCTTCCAGCAGCGCCAAAGCGTCCGCTTCGGCCACGCCCTTGCCCACCAGATAGTCGAAGGCGTTTTCGAGCGCCACGGAGATCAGCGCGGCCTCCTCGTCGGTCAGCTCGCCGTCCTTGTTGTCGTCAGCGATGCCCACGAGCAGCGCGAACAGGCGGTCGGCCATGGTTTCGCCCTGGTCCAGATCACCTGCCTCAGTTTCGGCCCACTGCTGGATCGCGGCGGCCACGGCCAGGCGAATGTCGGCCTCCAGGTAACTCTCGGCGGCGTCAAGAACGCCCGCCGGCTTGTCGTCCTTCGGAGGCAACGCCGAATCGAGCACGGGCTTGGCGACGGGCGGCTTCTGTTGGGCAAAGGCGCCCAGTCGAGCGAGCGCTTGTTTTGCGGGGTGGCTGGCGAACATGTTGGGACTCCTCTGTCTGTTGCGTTACTTCACAAGGGTTTGCTGCACGATGACCTGACGGGCAACGCCGTCATAGCTGGTCCAGTAGTCGATCAGCACCAGATCCGCCGGCCGCACTTCGGACTTCTGCACGCGGAACTGGAAAGCGGCGTTGCCCTCCAGGTTCTTGGACGGCACGAGCCAGCCGCTGGCCTGGGCGCCCTCGAACAGCGGCTGCAGGAACGCATTCATGCGGCGGATGAACTCGGTCATGGGGAGCTGGAGCAGCTCCTTGGCGTACAACGTCACCCAGGTGTCGATGGTCGAGGACATCTCGGCCACGTTGATCAGCTTCTTGTAGCTGACCACGGACTTCGCGCTGGTCAGGCTGTCGGTAAAGACGTACCGGCCGCCGCCGTTGTACGTCTCAAAGATCACCGGGTTGATCTTGGCTCGGGCCAGGTCCGACAGATCCTGCTCGGACGGGCGCACGAGCTGGCGCACACCGGTGCGGTTCAGCGGCCAGTCCTTGCCGGCGACCGGGTAGTTCTTCGGCGCGAAGCCCTTGGCATTGATGCGCGCGTTGCGGGCGCAACGCATGGCGATGTTCAGGCCCGCAGCACCCCAGATGGCCTTTCCGCCGTTCATGGGGTCGTCCGCCTCAAGCGGGGCCCAGTAGCAGTGGATGTAGTGGCTGTCGAGGTTCAGACTTTCCGCGAAGGCGATAGCCGCCGCCACACCCAGGTCGCCCGGGATGTCGGCCCCCACTGGGGTGTTGATCTCGATGCCCAGGGCGCCGATCTTGCTGAACAGCGCGATAGCCTTGGTCCCGCCCGTGGTCAGGTAGCCGAACGGGGTGCTCACCGTGTCGCGCAGCGCGTCGATGCAGCGGTCGTAGTCGCTGTTGGCGTAGGTGGTGCCGCCTTCAGAGAAGCACACCAGCGTGGCCGACGTGACCCACTTGTCCTTGTTGGAGGTGTCGCGGCCGTAGAACGTGGTGTTGGGGTCGATGGTCTTTCCCGTGGCCACGCCCATCTCGTAGGACTCCGAGCGCGCGGCGATCAGGTCCGGCAGGTACTTGGTCTGGCCGAAATCGTCCTTGGCGTCAGGATCCAGCGATCCCTCGAACTCGTCCAGCAGCGCACCGGCGCTGTCGTAGACGCGCATCTCGACATCCTTGGTCGCCACGGCGGTGCCGCTGGACAGCAGCGTATCCGCGTGAAACGCCCACTTGATGCCGTCGTTGAAGCAGTCATGGTGCATCAGCCACGCGACGAAATTCTCGGTCGGCTTGGAGGCGGACACGGTGAACACCGGCGAGGCGGCCACCTTCACGGTCGGCGCGGTCGAATAGCCAGTGCCAGGCGTGGTTACGGTCGCAGACGTGATGACACCTGCGGTCGCCGTGATCGTCGCCACCGCGCCCGTACCCGGGCCGCCAAACACCAGCGAGTCGCCAGTGACATAGCCGGTACCGCCGTCCACGACCGTGATACCCGTCACGCCGCCACTGCCGACCGTGGCGGTCAGGTTGGCGCCACTGCCAATGTTCATGACCGCATAGGACTTGGCCGCAGCCGCAGGCGTCAGGCGCTGGATGACGGCCTCGAAGGCGCCGTTTTGCAGCTCCTCGTAGACCTGGACCTTGGCCTCGTTCAGCGCGTTGGAGCGAATCGAAGCCGGGCCGCCGGTCTTCGTGTAGAAGTTGGTGCGGTTGACCCGGAACGGACGGTCGATACGGCCGCGCGTCAGGCGCGCGATGGTCGCCGGGATCTGGTCTGAATTGTCGGGGACGGCGCCATCCGTCGCGTCGAGGATGGGGTTCAGTTGGACGCCAGGCTGGAAGCCGAGCTGTCGGACAAAGGCACGGAATCCGCTCATGGTCGTTCCTTGAAAATCGGGTTTACTTCGGCAGCTTCGTGATCACGAGCACCCCGGGGTCGAGGTAGTTCAGGTCGAGAACGGCCATCAGGTTCTGCTGCACCTGGTGTGCATGCTCAAGGCTCAGCAGGGTGATGCGACCCGTGCCGCCGGCCTGGATGTGGGCGCCAGAGACGGGCTCGGACAGAGCAATGCCGCTGTTGTTCCCCACCTCGATGACGCACGGGAACTCATTGGCCGCAGCGCGGGCCTGCGCCTCTTGCGCCTGACGTTGCGCATTCGCCTGGTGCTCATCTTCCTTCGCCGCCAGCCGTTGGGCCTCGGCATCAGCTTCAGCGCGCGCGGCCGCAGCCGCGTCCGCGCGCTCCTGGTCTTCCAGCACCTTTGCCGCCTCGGTCTGGCTCGCCACGTAGTCCGAGAGCATCTGCTCGCGCACATCGCCCGCGAGCGCATTCCAGTCAGCAACAGACAGGCCGCTGGCCGCGTGAGCACCAGCCACCACCACACCGAGCTGCACTTCCTGGCCGCCGATGGGGACCATCGAAGGCAGGACGCCACTGCCGATCAGTACAGCAGATTCGCCGCCGGCCTCACTGGCGCCGTCCGTCGAGACCGTCGGGCCAGCGCCCACGACGAGCACATCGCTTTTTGCAGCGTCGGGTGCCAGCGCTGCCGTGGCGGCTGGCGTGGCCGTCGGCGCGGCGGCGCGCGCCTGGGCAGGAGCGGGGGCCGCCCCTGCCTTGCTCGTGGCTGCTTTCCTGGTGGAGGGGGTCATGGCGGCGCCCAGTCCTTACTTCATGTTGGTGATGGTCAGGCGTGCGCAGCCCATCGCCGACGGCTGGTGCGGGTTCACCACCGTGAAGTCACGGGCGAACATCGCAGAGCCGTTCACCAGATCCGACTGGGTACCCAGCGGGATGAAGGTCGGCGCGATGGCGTCGCCCAGCACGATGGGGCAGCGGGCGACCTGGCTGGAGCGACCGATACAGGTCAGCTCGGCAGTGGTCAGGTCGGCCGATTGGGTCGGGCCCTTGGGCGAGTAGTACACCTCGTACTTGCCAAACAGGCGGCCGGCGCGGTAGATGCCGGGGCGCTTGGCGATGCCGGACGGGGTGAACATGTCGCTGGGGAGGCCTTCCCACTGCGACACGACCCACGACGGAGCGTAGATGTGCGTGATGCCGTGGTCCATGGTCTTGTTGGCCATGGCCTGGTCCAAGTTCGCCAGGACAGGCATGAAGTCCTGCCAGATGCCGGCGCGGTTCTTCTGGGCGATCTGGCCGTCGTAGTCGAAGTCGTAGGTGTCCTGGTTGTTGTAACCCAGGGCGCGCGCCATGCGCAGGGCTTGGTAGTGGCGCTCCATGGACATCTGGGTGCGGATGGCCATCAGCGCTTCGGAGTCAGCGTCCAGGCCCAGTTCGTTCTTGATCTGGCCCGAGGCATCAATGCTGATGCCGGTCTTCACGCGCCACGGGTTGGCATACAGGTCCCACACCTCGGCCTTGACGAGCACGTTGGGGATCAGCGACGGAGAGGTCTCGTAGTCGATGAAGGCCTGGCCCAGCACCTCGGTGCCGACCGGGAGGGTCGGGGAGATGGTCGTGAGCTGCACGTCGCCGTTCGCCACGGTGACATAGCCAGCGATGGTGTAGTCCACGCCCGCGATGTTGGCGGTGCAACTGATCGGCGAATTGGCGGCGGAGCCAGTGGCTGCATCCTGGCCGACGGGGATACCGTTGACGTAGATGATGGTGCGGCCACGCAGCACCGGCAGAGCAACGCCGTTGGGATCGCAGAAGCTCAGGTCGTCGGCCAGGTTGGTCTTCGTGAACTTGCGGTTGAACGGCTGGCTGCCGCTGATGTCGAAGCGCACAAAGCGCGAAGACGAGGTGTACACGTCGCCGGCGGCGGTGCCATCCATCAGGCCGTTGGCGGTGTAGTCACCATAGGTGTTGCCCGCCATGTGCGACAGGATGGCGAGCTTGGCCTGGTTGGAGCCGATGTCCACGGGCAGGTAGGCGGCAAAGGGGATCGCTTCAGCGATGGCCGACAGCGTTGCGACCACAGCGCGATTGGGCTGCAGCGACATCTGGTCGTGGTGAGCGGAGGTTGCCGAGTCCAGCAGGTTGCCGCGCTGGTCGATGCCCATGAAAGCAGTTTCGCCTTGCTGGATGGCGGCCTCGATCACGTCGGCCGTGGGCAGGGTGCCGTGCTCTGCCTTGAAGTGGGCGATACCGGCTGCCACGGAGTCCAGCACGCGGCCTTCGTCACCTTCGGTCATGCGACCCAGCAGAGCCTGCAGGCGGGCGGGCAATGCGGCAGTGCCGGGCTTGTTCTTGATCTGGTCTTTCACGCCGTCCAGGATGGCCTGGCCGCGTTCGCCGGACTCGAATTGAGGGGCGATGCTGTCGAGGAAGTTGCTGACCTCGCGCGTGGAATTGGTGCTGTAAACGGGCTTCATGCGTTTCTCCGTAGGGTTTGGACATTTCCAGCAAGGCGAGGTCGCCTATGCCTGAGAACGCATTCTTCGCGGGGGGGCGTGCGTGAACTGCTTCGTTTTTCCCAAATGAAAAAGCCCGCACGCAGCGGGCCTCGATGGAGCGAACGGCGTCAGGCTGCGGGCGTCAGCCCGGCAAGCGTTGCACGCCCCTGCTCCACAGCCACGCGCAAGTCATCACGTCGCGCGGTCAGCGTCTCAAGCATGGAGACCCGCGACACGCGGATGCTGGGCGGCAGTGGCACGCGCACCTTGGCGAGCGCACGCTGGAACGCGCCGCGCGCGGTATCCATGCGCTCAGCGATCTCGCCGATGGCCTTCGCGTGGTCGTCCTGGTTGCGCAGCGGCACGGCCTTGCCGTTGAGCCGGACCTCGAACACGTCACCGGTGAGCTTGACCGCAAAGGTCACGCGCTGGCCATCCGCGAATGTGAAGTGGACGTTGCGAAAGGACACGCCCGCGCGGCGGGCCAGGCCCGCGTCCACCTCGCTGGTCACCACCACGGCGCCCGCGCGGTTGAACAGACGCTGGGCCTCGCGTAGCGCGCGGTCCTTGCCGCCCTTGTCCAGATCGAAAATCAGTGACTTCATTTTTAGCCTTTCGCTGTGCTGGTAGGCGACAAGTCGCCCTGCTCGTCGTGGTAGTGGGTGTCTCCGACGTTCTGCCCGTTGTTCGTCAGCGCGCCGACCGTCGCCACGTCACCATTGACAGTTGTCTGCGCATTGATGATCAGTTCGCTTGCATTCAGGATCATCTGACCGTCGGCCGTCAATTCAATGTTGGCATGGCGGTAGCGCCGCCAGTTCACCGGGTTTCCCTCTCGCGGGGTGCGAAAGCCCGTGATGATGGGGTAGCGTGGATCGCCGCATTCAAACGACAGCCACACGGTGTCGCCGGCCACGATGCGGATCTCTGTCTCGCCCGCGCGGTCGCCCAGGGGGTTCTCGAACACAGCCACTGGCAACTCGCTGGATCCATCGGTGATGCCTGGGATGCTGACTTTGCAGGTGCGCGTGGGGCCGTCGTAGCTGACGACCACGCCGGGCCAGCGGCTGGGCAGGTTGTTCACTTCACGACCTCCCCGAGCCACAACTGCGAGTACTGCTGCCCACCACCACCGTCGGCGCCGCCGTCAACCACGTGCGCAGCCGTGATCACCGCGAAGGGGCGCCCGGCGATGTCGATTCTCATGCCCGCCATCAGGTGCGGAGCAAAGTCGCTGCGGGCCTTGCGCCGCAGGATCAGCGCCGTACTGAGGTTGTTCAGGATCCGCGTGTCGGCGCGCGGCCGGTACATGACGCCCCGCCCCACCTCCGCGCGCGTGGCGATGTGGACACCGGCGGCGTCGGTCGAGAAGGCGAACGGGACTTTATGACGCTCCAGGAACTCGCTGTCCACACCCTGCGTGGAGTCTTCGCGTAGCGTAGCCACTGGCTCCTGGTCGAGCATCTCGCCCAAACGGCGGAACGCGACCTTGCCCTCGTTGAGCACCAGCGCGCCCGCCTCCTCCTGCAGCGCCTTCGCGATCTCGAACGAGGGGGTCATGCCCTTGAAGCAGGCAAAAACTCCCACGGTGAAGTCCTGCTCAATGGTGACTTGGGCCCCGCACGCGCGGTAGATTTCCCCCAGAGAAGCGCCGTAGCGCACGATGCTGCGCTGGGTGCGCTGCGTGATGGCAGCACAGGAGGCCAGGATGCCCACCAGCTTGCGCGTCTTTACCGGCCGGTCGCCCTGGGTGCGCCCGCTGTCGCCCCCGGGCGAGTTCTTGATGATCAGGAATTCAGCCTCTTCCCGCCCGACCTTGATTTTCGAGCCATTGGCGATTGGCTCCGTGTCCAAGGTGTCGCGAAGCTCCAGCTCCACGGTTTGGGGCATGG